GTATTTGTTATGTCTAATTTAAAAGATTGCACTGCTGCGATCGTTGTTCCTGTTGGAAGTTGAAGCGATCCTGTTTGGAATGCCATTGGAGCGTCCCAGACTGTATCCGTTGCTGCGGATCCAATCGCGACCGTAGCTTCCTTCATATAGTTGTATTCAAGTGTTACCTTTACAGTTTCTCCAACTGCTGCGCTCAATGTCGCCCTGCTTAATTTACATCCAACATAATTGAATGCATAATCATTGGTGCCCATTTCTATACAGTTTTGAATTGTTATAGAATCTAAGTCTACATCTGTAGTAGTCGCTCCTTCATTGTAGGTATGCGTAAATGGTCCGCTTCCCAGGTCACTTAATCTTCCGATTACTGATCTCCAGAACCAGCCATTTCCCAATACAAATTCAACAGTGAGAGTTCCCTCGTATTTTGTTGCTACGGTTGCTGCAGGATTTCTCGATCCTAAACCGTAAATTCTCTCCATGTTATTTCTTCTATTTACAGAAATTGTTGCACCATAACCAAAATTTTTGTAATTAGTTTCCGATGATGCTGTGCCGTAAGTACCTTCATATCCGTACTTAATGTATGCACTGGCTCCACTCACGTATCCTTGGGTCATTTTCTATTCCTCCTAACCTTGTTCGTAAACAAATTGTATTATGAAGTCGATAGATTTCTGCAGGACATACAGATTCTTGTTTGCTGCTGGCATGATCCTGCTTGTTTTAATCGGCCTCATGTATTTAAAATTATTAAATGATTTCCCGTTTGTTTGCACATAATTTTTTATGTCATCTATTGTATCTTCTATCCATTTCTGGCCTGCTGCGTCAGTCGTGTTCTCTTTTTCCGCAGGAGCGAATACAAATATTGTAACGAAAAAATCCGTAAAAAATTCCTTACCGCCGAGACCAGCTGGCTCAATTCTTGATTCGTCAACTATAATCGCAATCCTTGGATAGCTTGAATAAGTAAGATCGTCTCTTGGAAAATCCGTATAAATCTTGTCAGTCCCGTAATCATATGTAATTAAAATATTTGTTTGGGCTACTGTAAATGTTATTTTCCCTGGATTGTTTCCTCCTTCATACTCGATTGTGTAATCTGTGTAAGCTGTTAATGTTCCAGAATTTGAAGTAATTGATCTAATGTTTTTTACATTTGCATGGGCTAACTGTGCTGTGGTGCTTGGCCCCGCAAAACTTTCGTTTGTTACTGTTGTTACGTTTCTTCTTGCAATAGATAAAATGTCAGAATTCCTAAAATATACGGCTAACTCTTCCCGTACTTTCCATATGTCTACTTGACTTGTCATGATCCTCTTGGAATTATAAACCCTCTTGGGCCCTCGATTTTAAAACCCGGCAGGGCCGTTGGCCCCACAGGGAAAAAGAGGTGTATCAGATGATATTTATTTATTTCAATTCTTAGTATTTAAACTTTATTATTCAATCTCTCGCTTTACTATTTCTATGACTTCTGGCTTGCTTTGAAACATTGTTGATCTAAGAAATGGCCTGTAAGTGTTCCCTGCGCTTAAAAATGGGCTTGCCGGCGTCCCCGATTTCATTCCTTTCTTTTCTATTGATTTTTTAACCGCCCAGGGATTCAATCCATGCCTCTTAGCCCATGGTTCAATGGCCTTTAATGGCACTACGTGCGGCTTGGTTCCATATTCCAAGAATTCCGCGTATTCGACATCTGAGCCTACATAAACGGCCATTTCAGAAGGGATTATAGTATACTTTATGCTTGATCTTAACTGCCCGAGGTCTATTGGAGTTTTTTTAATTGTCTCTGCTTGCAAGTACATTCCTATCTTATCAAGGGCAATCAATAAATTTTTATCTATGGATTTCTCAAATTCTCCGAGATTCTGTATATCTATTTTTACCTCGAACATCTTTATGCCACGATCATGATTGTATCAGAATTTGATATCGGTATGTTAAAAGTGATTACTGCGCTGCTTGTGGAATAATCCACGTTTACTATTAACACCACTCTTCCAACAATAACAAGCGAATTGCTTCCCATATTGCTTGTATGTGTTAATGTTCTCCCTGTTGCATTATCAATTCCTGTGCATACTGAACCGGCATATACTGTTTTTGAAGACATTTCGTATTCCTCCTCTAAGTCTGATATCTTGAATAAAACCGCATAGCTATAAATGGTTGTATCCAATAATTTTCTCGGGATCAACATCTCTACTCGATAAACCTCTAAATCTACTGTGATCTTGTCATATCTATAAATCGTATCGGTCGATGGTATGATTAAATAAGCGTCCCCGAGTTGTAATAATCCTTCTGGATCCCACATGTACCTTTTTTCTCTCTTGAAGAAAATCCAGCTTTTTGAAACTCCGGCAGCGTATGTATTTTCTGCTGCTCCGGTTATGTTCATTATTGTTTTAGTAACTGCTTCGTAAGTTATTGTTTGACCCCATTCAGTGTTTATCTGGTTAAAATCTGCTGCGCTCACTCCGCTATTGGAAAGGGCCATTATGTTGATGCGTCAGCCCCGCTTGTCATGAATACTGACGTCCTCGCTCTTAATCCTACTCTGTCAAACAATCTGTTTGCCTCTTCCTGCATGGAGTTAATCATTTGCTGCCCCCTTTGATAGAAGTCTCCTTTGCCGAAGCTGATCTCTGGCAGGGAATAATTATTCAAGAAGTTATAATTTCCTCCGAGAAAATATATCCAGTCTCTTATCCCGGCGAGTAGAGTTGATAAGGTTTTGATATACTGGGGGGTAGAAGCAGTGCCGTAAGTATACGCAACCTTATAATTTCTCGTGCCGGGAGTGATATCGAGCTCTTTCAATGATATTTTTCCTATTTCGGAATCTAACCAATAATCAGAAGATGTAAACGTTGTAACGGTATTTCCGTCTATGTCTAATTCTAAAAAAGAACTAACTGCGATTACAGGATAATTTCTAAGAAGTAAAGAAGTCGATTTAGTATCTGTTATGTCTTTTTTAGCCCCGTCTAAATATTCAGTTGTCGTTCCTGTGTTATCCCACTTTCTCCCGGTAAGCAAATCTATTTCTGCATCTGCCTCGGTTATATGAATTGTAGTTGTAGCGTTAGGAACTTGGGTGTTTGACAATCCAGTTCTTGCCTGAACATCCGTATATAGTGAATATGACATTTTATTTTTTTACGCTCCTTAATTGTATCTCGCCGAAATTGTTTACCTGAAATTTATCCGAGTTCATGTAATCCATTAAGCATCTGAACATAAAACCTCCCTTGTCCATGGATTTTCTATCATTCTCGCTAAGGGCATTCCACTCTTTTTGGATATGCTCCATGAATTTTACAAATTTTGATGTTGTCATGAGACCATTGCCGGGCTTTCGAAATTGGCCCCGATGTTCCTCCGATCATATTGTGGCCCCTTTCCCTTTGTAGATCCCTTTATTGAACCTATTTCCCCGGAGCGATCTGTGTCTTTGTCAGTTTTCAGATCTTCACGATTCTTGTTTTCTGGCATTATGCGTATAAAATTGTTAGTAAAACTTTTGTGTTAGATAACGCTACACACGTATATCCGTAAATTGTTGTGATTGATAATCCGTCTATCCATGCTTCTATATTAGTAGAAAAATCGTCATCTATTGCTAAAACCTTTTCGCTTACTGTAAGTGTTAAAACCATGTTTCCCTCCTAAAAAATAAAAATGGAGCATATGCTCCTAAATAAATTTATGCTTCGCTTACATATGTCTCAGTTGCAGTTCCAGTTGTACATTTGAAATTACCGCTAAAAAAGTCGGTTGTTGTCAAATCTAAGGGTGTTGTACATCCAAATCTGTTATTTGAAATTAATGTATGCAAACAGATTCCAGTCTTGATTCCTGCAGTCATCTGGTTATCTCCATCAAGGAATACATTGTTGTCAATGGTTAATCCCCTGGTGGTCAAATCAGCTGATGCATAGATTCCATATCCTTTGTTATCATTGAATAGATTTCCCCTGATTAAAGGTCTTTGGTTTGTCTTATCACTGCCTGGATATGTAAAGATGCCAAATCCGCCACAAAGTTCTATTGTGTTGTTTTCAATAACGACATCTCCAGAACAACCCTCTATAACAATGCCTGCACCGGTTGTCCCTTCAGATCCTCCGGTAATGATATTATCATGTATCCAAGTTCCTGCTGTGTTTGCTCCTGTTTCTGGATTGCCGTCTTCGTCCAAAACAGTAGATATTATTGCACCGTCTCCGATGTATATACCTACCTTGCCTCCACCAACATCAATGCAGAAACCCGTAATTTCCACATCCCTGGACATAACAACAAATCCAACATTAGAGGAACTTACTGCCCCTGCCGAAATTGAATATACTGTTCTTGTTCCTGGATATGCTTCAAGATAGTTTCCTGCACCATCGCTTGGTCTTAATTGATGGCTCCAGACACTCTTAAATGGTACTCCGATTATGTGAACATTTGACTTGTTATAAATCAAAACATTTTCCTTGATTTTTTGATAGTCTGGGTGTTCACTTGTTCCAGTCCAGTGCGCCGTATTCTTTGCATTCGCCCCTGCTCCAACAAATATATAATCTCCACGCTTGTCTACGCATTTGTTTACTGCTGCTTGAATAGTTGCAAGTGGTTCGCTCCAACTTTCTCCAGAATTCTGATCGTTTCCGATTCCATATTCTGTTCCTCTTGGATCCACATAGAAACATTTACCTACTGTATTTGTTCCACCGATTCCAGCACTAAAAGTTACAAACTGGTCCCACGTAAATGGTCCTGCTGTATATGGAGGTGCTGCTACTCCTTTACTTCCTCTAAGTCCTAATGCCATTTTGTTTCCTCCGTTGTTTTTTATTTACTGATGGTCTTTCACCATCTACCACACCAAAAATCAAGTGCTCAAAATAAAAATAAAATCGCCTTACCAGGCGAAAATAACAAAGTTTGTTATGCAAGTGTTAGCTGGCAATAACGGTGAAATTGTCAGAGTTCCAGCGCTTACGGCTGTGGTTAATCCGACTACTCCCCCTGTTGTCGCCGATACTGCATTTAACAAAGTAACACTCCCTGCAGTTGTCTCTTGAAACATCAATACTCCGGCGCAGTTCCTGCATCCGTATTTTGTAAGATCTATGGCCATAGTATCTGTTCCATTGACGAATGTTGCTGGTGTTTTGACCAGAATCATTTTGAAACCTAATGCGGGTGTTATTTCATTAACACTTACCCCAGATGTTGCTTGTGTCCATGCTGTCATTTTTTTGTCCTCCTAATTAGATAATGGATTATGCTCCAACATCTATCAAAATATGGTTAAACTGTGGAGCCTTCACAACTAATGCTTCGTAGCATTTTAACATGAACTTCACAGAATCGTTTGTCTTGGCCAATTCTTCGTAGCTTACATCTTGAAGTACTCTCATCTCGATCACGTTTGTGTCCAAGATAAACATACTTCTTGCGTTTGCTGGCACTCCAGAACCTGTTCCTGCGGTTGTGCTTAAGAATCTGCTTGCAATTACAGGGATCCCTTCAAAGCTTAGAGTTGTTATACCCCATGCTATTGTCTGGGTGCTCACATATCTTAATTGATCCTGTATAAGGCCTTTCATTACATCATATGTAGCGTAATCTACAATGATTAAGTTTGGCTCTCCACCAGATGTTCTTGCAGTCCTTATTCCGGTTCTTATATTGCTTATTTGTAAGCTTGTACCGGCCATATCTGTTCTGTAGCTTGAACTTCCGCCAAGTGTGCAACTATTTGCATTCGTGATTATGTTATATAATCCGTCAAATGAATTGGCTGCAGTTATGGTTGTCGAGTTGCAAGGTTCAGTCCAGTTGGTTTGGCTATCTCCAAGCAATATCATTGCCTCTTCAAGTCTCTTCAATGCTATTGTCTTGTTCTTTACATCTAAAGACAAGGCATCAACATATCCGCCGCTTGATAGATATTGCTTGCTTGCTGCAAACATTTGTCCTGTTACTCTTCCTACACTGTAAAGATATTTTATCGTTACAGACCTTCTTACAAATGTATCGTTCTGCTCACTTAATGCTGCATCTTCTGCAAGCGCTTGTGCAGTTGCGATAACTGTAATCTGGTTGTAGTCGGCTGTTCTACCATAGTTAGTAACTCTTGTAATTAACTCAACTATTGGTGTCGCCCTTCTTGTTGTATCTATGATCTCTGGATCTACATAAACTGGTATTAGCACTGGCAATGTGCCTCCGCTATAAGTTGATAGCGTAGTTGTCAATGCTTTCCTAAACTCTTTGTTCTCCTGGTATTCTTTTCTCAAACCCATTTCTGTACTACCGACCCATTTGGTAATTACAGATCCAGGAGGTGTTAGGTTAATATCAAAACCGTAATCTAATCCGTATTCTGTCATTTTATTTTCCTCCGTGTGTTGTTTTAAACATTCCTTTGAAAGTCAGATCTGACTTTGGCTCCACTTCGCCCCTTTCAAGGGCCTCCATACCTACGTTGTCTTTTACAGATTTCATATAGCTGTCATCTTTTTTGTTATCAGCAAGTTTCTTGATTTGCTTCATTAATTCTTCCTTGTCCTTGTTGCTTTTTGAAACCTTGTCTTGCAGGTCTAATACTATCTTCCCGAGAGGTGATTTTTTCAACTCAGCGTCAATGTCTTTTCCAGTGTAGCTTACCTCGCTTGGAGATTGTCCGTGCCCAATTCTACTCGCGTCTACTGAACTCTGCGGCGTTAACATATGCTGTGCGCTACTTGGCGTAGATTGATTTGGGCTGATTGTACTATTAGCATCAGTTGCACTCGCTGTGTCCTCTTCCGGATTCTGCCCGGATTCGGTCTTGCCTTTTTCTTTGCATCTCTTGACTCTTGATTTTAACTTTCTGTATGCTTTCTTCTCGTCCTCATCTAAATCGCTAAGATCTTCGTCTTCCATTTTCTCGACTTCTTCCTCAGCTTCTTCTTTTGGCTCTTCTTCCTCTTTTTTCCTTTTTTCTAAATCGTCAACCATTGTATTGTCCTCCTTGATAGACTTACCATATTGTGCTTGAACATGTTCTATGCATCTGTCCCATTTATCTGAACCTTGCGCGCCTGCGCCAAGTGATGCTGTGCATATTGCATAAGCATTGCCGGATCCTCCGGCCTTATCTATTTCTGACTTTATTTTTTCCAAGTCTTGATCATCTAAATCTACTGATCCTGCGGCCATTCTCACGTCGCTTGTATCCTGGAGATCGTATCTTTCCCTTTTCTTGGATTCTTTCTCGATCTCAGTTTGTATGTCTTTCCTTCCAAGAGTTTCAATTGTATCTCCTGGCGCTCTTCCAGTGTTTCTCACTGGCTGGGCTATTGCCGCGCCCGCAGTTGGATTCTGCTCTTCTACCGAGAAATATTGCTGGCATGTATTGCAATAAAATTTATCCCCCTGTGGATCCATTTCTGATATTAGTTCAGTATCAAATCCCTTGCAGTTGGGGCATTGCTGCTTTTGAAGCACGTTATGCCCGAGAGCGCCAACTTGATACTCGCTAAGGCCTCCGGCTTCTCCACTGGCTTTTTGTAATTCTTCCATTATTCCCTCCAGAAACAAATATCACAATATTGTTTCCCTTTGTTGAAAATTGTTCTGTTATAGCATAATGGGCATATCGCGGGATTTATCCCGTAAAAAGATTTTGCAATTGCTCCTGGAATAGATAATGTTCCGGTTGTGTCTTCATTGCTTGCCAATCCGACCACGCTCAATTCGAATAATTTAACTGAATCGATTACATTTACATGGGTTCCGATTACTTTGTTGAATTCCTTGAATGTATCAATTACTTTTCCCCCTACGCTTAATCCAAGTTGTATTCCTGTGTCCATTTTTGACATAAGAGATTTAACCTTTGGATTCATTTCGGGGTTTTCAAGCTTTATTCTTGTCTTTACTTTGTTGTCTATTAAATCTGCATCTTTTATAACTCCAAGAGTGCTCTCCCAATTATGATCATGATTAGAAAATAAATTAATCTTCATTGTTTTGAATTGATCTGTCATCTGCTTTAATGCCTTTTCGGACATTCTTTCAGTATCTCTGTCCACAGAAGTAGTTGAGGCGATTCCCTCTATGATATATTCTTTTGCTCCGATTTGGCCGGTTGTTATGTCGACGTTCGGTGTTGTATCAAAAGATTTCTGAAGGGGGATAATGAATTTAAAATCACTCATGCCTATCTTTTTTACTTTCTTAGTATTTAAACATTATGTTTCTTTATAGCCTTATAAGTAGTGATATTGTTCGGGCCCTCTGTTTTTTCAAGTGGAAGTCCCCTTAAAAACTGCCTTATCTCCGGCTCTGTCCTGATCCTTAATCCCGGCTGTTCTTCGATTACTCTTACTAAGATTTGCCTGGTTGTGGCTCCCTGGTCAAATTTCTCCACTACCATTAATACCAACTCTCTTTTTTTGTTCTTGTCCATGTTACCTTCTTTTTAATAATTCTTCGAGTATCTTTGTTTGTTTTTTCATTTCTGTAAGTATTTGATAGAGTGTATATCCTGGATCTAAAGTCCACCTCATTGGTTCTGTTTCCCTGTCCATGCTTTGTGGGTTTGTGGGTTCTAAATTACTCTTCTTCATTGGCATTGTTGTTCCCTCCATAATCTTTTTTGATACCATTAAAAAAATATTTGAGCCATTCGTCAGTTTCCTGTTCTGGCACGAACTCTGTACTAAGCGGCCCTATTTCTGCTTTTGGTGTTAAACCGGATTTGACAATTTCTTCTAATCCTTTCTTTAATCCCATGTATCTTGTAACTAATAACTCCCTGTTTTTCCCTGATTCTATCTGCAAATCCTTGGCCATTTCAGAGCATATATATGCCGGAATAACTGATAATAATCCGTCATTGGCCAGTGGCTCTGAATACCACATAAAAAAATTATGCACTGGATTGTATCTAACCTCTACATAAAAATAATCCTCTGGATCCTCTTCGTCTAAGTCGTCCTTGAATCTTCCATAAAATACTTTGTCGTCCGGGGTTTCCTGGAATATTGTCATCTTCTGAATTTAAACTCTCCTTCTAAAATATGGTAAATATCGAGATGTTTCAATGATCTGTTCAAGAGTTGTTGGATCCATCTTCACTCTCGATTTCTTCCCTAATAAATTTAGAAATTGCTGTTGGGGTTCCATCGATAACTTCCAAAGAACCAGGCACAAGTGCAGCTCTGTCTATATGTATAAATTGTAGCGGATCCTCTTTAGACATAATTCTTTGACCGGATGGATCTAAAATATATCCATCGTTATCTACATCATAATCGAATGACTGTAAAAGTAACTTTTTTTCTCCTTTAGTTAACTCTTCAAATATAATCTCCTTTTTCATATTTTTACTTTAATATATAGATTTATAACTTTTTCTATAGACTTGACAATGATTATTGTTCTGCTATTGTTAGTATAGCTACTATAGATTCTATAGAAAGATTTATATATAAGATCATATTTCATGATCTTGATAAAGATGACAAATATACCAACATTTCTGAAGTGGGCTGGAGGAAAAAAGAAACTTTTAGATAAATTTCTCTGGGACGTATTCTTTTCTTAGTATTCTATATGAGACTAATCCCATGAATGCATGCCTCAATAAAATATACTCGCAGCCTCTTGTGTTTGGGTCATCAAATTCTCTTACTATGATTTCTAATGCATCATTAAATGTCTTGTTTCTTTGATAATCTCTCAAGGATTGTGCATCGCTCATTTATAAAATGGGATAAACTCGGCATTCATTCTTGTTACTTCCTTGTTTTGTGTGTGGAATCTGAGCATCCAACCTCCGATCATAGCGCTTAATTTTTTCCTTCTCATGTAAGGACTTTGAGACATTAATGTTCCTGTTTGGAAAATATGTATATTTCGATATCCTGGAATGTATTCTGATTTATGGAAATGCCCTATTGCTAAAATATTTGGCTTTTCTTCTCCGGGTAAACTCTCGGCTGCCTTCTGGGAAAAATAACTCAATGCGTAGGCCGTTCCTCCTGCAGGATGCAATAATTTTAAGATAACTCCATTTCCTACGTCAATATCTGCTTCATCTTGTCCGAGGTAATCTATATCTGATCTTGCTTTTGATGCTTCTTTTACTATATCCGCTCCGCTTGAATTCCAGAAGCTTAGGTCATGGTTTCCCGATATTATATGCGTTACAAGACCCTCGCATTTTGGATAGTTCTTAACAACATCCTCTAACTGCTTGTCATAGCCATGTGCATAAACTTCATATTCTTGTGATCTGTACATATGCTCTCCTTCTACTAAATCTCCTGTATGATAGACGTGTTTTACTCCTTCTTTTGCGTAAATCTCATATATTGCATTTACTAAGTCCGGATTGGAATACATCGATCCGTAATGCGTATCT